TCTATTTTCTTTTTTAGAGTCTTGTTATCCTCTGGTTTGGAGGATTGGTTCTCCTGGTTCATAATCGGATATCTCGTAATCCACGAGTCTTGAGCCAGGATACACTTTTCTTATCTGATCCTGAACTTCTGTTCGTGATGGTCTTTTTACCATGGGGAAGAACATTTTAATCATGAAGTTTCTTCCTCTCCATGCTGCAATAACAGTGAATATATTTCCTACTTTTTGAAAATCTGGAATGCGGGTTGCTTCGTATTGAATATTTGATTTGGGTGATTTGATTGGATCTGGTTTGATGATATCAATTGTTTCAAACTCTCTCCACTGAATATCTCCAGTAGCATCTTCGACCTTAATGCCACAATTTTCTAATGCACCTACTTGTGCTGGAGACCATCCCATTTTTTATATCAATACTGTATTATTTAGTATGTGGAATATCTACATCATCACATCCTGCGTATGAAGTAGATAGATCTGCACCTATATCACCACCCTTATCTGCACCGAACATAGTGACAAATCCAGCAGCAACCCAACCTACAAATGGTATATTTGAGAGTGCAGGAGCAGCTTGAGCACCAACAGCACCACCTACCATTCTACCAGTTCCTCTTCCAGATCCAGCAGCTTCAATACACGCAACTGTCTTAGCACTGATTGTTGGAGTCTCTCCTTTTGCATTCTGTGCGGAGGGATCTATCCACGCACTTGTGCTGCTAACTGGCCCACCATGATGAATTGCTCCATCCATTGTGTACATTTCTGTTGTCTGTATATTTTCCTTCTTCATTCCTAAGAATCCACCTCTCTTCTCTATATCTTTTACATTCGACATTACTAATGGATCATTGGCTCTATATGCCATATCGTATGAACCATCTGCATTACTTTTAATTCTGTATGATGTATAAGGGCCAACAGGAAGTGAGGGAAACCGACTTTCCTCTGCACTCTTTCTAGCGATCATGCCAACTAATCCAACTTGAGTTAATGCAAATATAGCACCAAAACCCAGTGCGAACAGTTTAACAGGCGATTTTATAGTCATTTTTGTCACTGTATGCTGACTTATATAGGTCAACCACCATTTCCACCGCCACCGTTTCCACCGCCACCATTACCACCAGAACCACCGTTTCCACCACCATTTCCACCACCATTTCCTCCATTTCCATTGCCACCATTACCGTTTCCATTGCCATTACCATTACCAGCATCTGATCTATTGTCAGGTGCTAGATATCCTCCTCTACCAACATGATATCCACCAGGTATCTTCTTACATTTCTGGTCATCATAGCACCAGTATTTTCCTTCAGGGCATCTCTTAGCGGCTGCCTCCTCAATAAATTTATTAAAGTTTTTCATAGTTTTAGACTGTGACTAGATCTTTGAGTATGGTGACTGTGGCAGATGATGCACTTCCCATTGTTACTTGGAATAAGACATTATCTCCACTGATTGTTCCAGAGAATGATCCTAACATAGATCCTGTAGCAATCGCGTTTTCTTCCACAACGGTGACTGTTGTTCCGTCATGTATTAATGAGTATTTACCACTCTGGTAAGCTGACCCCTGAGTAACTAATAATTTAATAAATGCTGCTCTATAATCTGCCTTCGCAAATGACAGAACTGTGGTTGCACTTGTAGATGAAACAGCAGTATCTTCCTCTGATGCACCAACACCTGTCAATGCAGATCCATCACCAACAAAACTTGTTGCAGTTACGATTCCAGCAGCAATATTACCATTAGTGAATACAGTTGCACCAGTGCTGACAGATAGTTTAGTTCCATCAAAGGTTAATGATGATTCTCCATTTAATGTATTAGCAGTTCCTGAACCAGTTATTATTCTATTATCTGCATTCGTATTGATTGTTACTCCTGCTGGTAATCCAGTTAAGTTCGCTCCACTTCCTACAAAACTTGTGGCAGTTACGATACCAGCAAATGTAGCATTACCATTAGATGCAATAGTAGCAGCAGTTCCTACCTTTAATCCACCAGTAGATGTTGTGACTCCTGAAACACTCAGTGTTGTTGAAGATACATGATCCGTGTTAGCTACACCAGTTAATCCTGATCCATCTCCAACAAAGTTAGATGCAGTTATTATACCTGAGAATGTTGCATTACCATTAGCAGCAATGGTAGCAGCAGTTCCTACGTTTACTGCTGTTATTGTAATGGTTGGATTACCTGTTAATCCTGCAGCAGTTCCTGAAGTATTTTGATTACCAGCTTCGTTTACACCTGGTAGATTGATATTAGCAGATCCATCAAATGATACGCCACCAATATTTCTTGCAGTTTCTAACGCAGTAGCAGTATCAGCATTACCTGTTGTATCTTGGTTTAATGTAGGTATTTGAGATGCAGTCAATCCAGTCAATCCTGAACCACCACCTACAAAATTAGCTGCAGTTAGTATACCAGCAAATGTAGCATTACCATTATTTGATATGGTTGCAGCAGTTCCTACCTCAAATCCTTTTGCTGTGACCACACCAACAAAGTCAGAATCACCAGTGGATGTAAGAGTAACTCCCGTTCCAATACGAACCTTTTCCTCACTACCATCAATGGTGACTGATCCAGTTCCTATGGTTAAGATACCTGTTATCCTCGCGTCACCTTGCACGATCAATGCAGTTGTGGCTGATCCTGCTTTTACGTTTACGCCATTTAAGAAAGAAGATAAACCAACAAAGGTTGATACACCAGCAGTTACATGTAAACCTTCTGAACCAGTTTGTTGTATTCCTTTTGTTGCAGTAACAATACCAGTAGAAAATATATCAGTTACAACATCATAGTTAAGTTGAGATGCTGTTACAATACCACTAAAGAATCCATTTGTTGCAGTAATAACACCAACACTCATTCCAATGCCAGATACATTACCCTGTGTTAATGCCTCGTGTAATGTTGAACTCTTATCTAATGCAGTGCTTGCAATACCTACCCATTTATCACCATCATAGATTAATAAACTACCAGTATCAGGGCTAGCACCAATACTTACATCAGAAAGATCTTTTATAAATCCAGCACCACCGCCACCGATTACGGCAAGTTGCTGTTGAGTTCTATTGATGAACAATCTATAATGATCTGCTAATGATTTTAAATTAGGAAACTGTTTGTCTAGAGGAGCTAAAGGATCATCACCAGTTCCAACTGATTGTGTTTTTTCTGGTGGTTCATTTAATAAACCTTCCTGTATGGTTTCTACTTCATCTTTTGTTAGTTTTTGTTTCTGTCTTATATCTTCAACAAGAATCTTAAGTGAATCTAAACCTTTACTGAATTCCTCTCGAACATTCTTAATGTCTTCTTCATAATATTTGACTTTGGGTAGATTACTTATCTCCTCTGTTAGTGATTCAAAATATCCAGCATATAGATCTTTAGTATCTTCATTAGTTTTATTAAATTTTTCAACTTGTTCTTCTACATTTAACTTTAACAGATTATACTTACTCATAATCTGTTTTTTCATCAACCTATCATCATTCTTGAATGAATGTTTTATATCAAGAATACCTACAGCAGCAGTTCTTAGCTCTTCATATATTTTTTCTTTTGTTTCAGTAAAGTTATGAGTTAATTCATTTATTTCAGTTTTAGATTCAAATCTTTTAGTTTCAAGATCTTCTGATAGTTGTCTAACTTCTTCAGTAATTCTATTTCTAATAGAGTCTGCATTATCAGCGACTTTGATAAAGTCATCATCAATTACACTGAACTGTTTTCCTATCCATGAAAAATCAGGAACTTCATTTACCTCGTTTACCCATTTAGGGAATACAGGAATAGATTCTTTTAATAGAACAATTTCATCTCTTATAGATGTCAGATCACCTTCATAGTGTCTAATTTCTGGAAGACTCTTGAGACTACTTTCAAGACGTTCAATTTGATCATCATAATACCGTATCTCTGGTATCTCCGCAGCGTTTGTACGTACTTCCTCCTTTAAGTCATCAATCAATCCACATATTGCTTCTATTTCTTCATCATAAGATTTCTGTTCAGGAACTTCAGGAATGCTTCCTTTAACTTCCTCAACGTATTCAGTTAGTGCCTCTAGTTGTTTATCATAATATTTTACTTCTGGTATCTCTGGTATATCTTTTCTTACGTCATTTACTAAACGAACAATTTCAGTATACTGTTCTTCAATAGAACATGGTGCAGTATCTGGTGGTTCTTCTTTACTCTGTTGTATTGCATCTGCTATCTCTTCCTCAGGCCTCGGAGGTTCTATAAACTCATCCACGGAGGGTAATTTCTCTTCAGTTATAAGTTCATCTACAGATGGCAACTCTTCATAGAAGTCATCTATAGACGGTAGTTTCTCCGTCATGGTATGAGTAAAATATTACTTCGGGATTCCTCTCCCTGATTTATTTATCTTCTTTTTTAGTCTGAGCTTTTAATAGTTTTGATAACTCAGATGTTGATCCTACAAACAGTGCATTATTAACTGTAGATGGGCCTTTTGTTTTCTCTTCCTCATTAACTTCTTTTAGTTTCTTTTGAAGATCCATTAACTTATCAGTCGCATCAGCAACATTCTTTATTAATTGACCTGCGACTTCATATGCTCTTGGCATTTCACTTTCTTGAGCAAGTTCGAGTATGCCATTTATTGCCTCTTGACCTTTCTCTATAATACTGTAAAGATTTCCACGAGTATATTCATAGTCTTTACTAATATGATCAACACTTGGTTTTTCTTTTTTTTGAACTTTTTCAATATCTGCAGGAACAATACTTGTTTCTACATTGAAAGCATCATCTAATCCGTCGGTTTTCATGTGTAAGATCCGTCAAATCCAAAATCATCACCCAATTCGATTAGGTTGCTATCCTCTCTAGGTGAGTAATCAATACCTTTAATTCCAGTTCCTCTAACATGTGTTTTAGCAATCGTGCTATCCTGACCTCTTTCAACAGTAATTTTATTACCTGTAATCTTAGTAACTTTCATCTCTTCACCGTCAACATCAATAAATTTATTAACTGTGATTTCAGTTCCATCAGCAACGTTAATTACTTCTTGAGATGCGTCTATATCTTCACTTATGGTTGTTACAACATCATTAGTATAATCTTTGAGTGCTCTTGGTTTGACAGAGAATGTAACATCTCTTTGTGTGCTTTGTGATCCACCAGCAAGATAACGAACAGAAGCAGTCTTGATGATATCTTTGGATGCAGCAGTAACAGGGCCAAATAGATATGTCTTTGCGGTAAATCTTAAAGTATAATATAAAACTCTTCTAGATGTGAAGTCTCCTTCATATTCATCCTGCATTGTAATATTTTCTAATACAACAGGAACATCTTTCTTTTCGTTTATCATACTCACTAGATTGATAGTCAAATTATATTGTGGTTGGAAATATGGTAATATCTGTTCTACTATCTGTAATGCGTCATCATTTAGTTTACACATAATTGCAAGTTCAAATTGCATATTATATGGAACTGGCATGAATACCTTTTTAATATCTGTTCCGTCGTCTGGATTCTTAACTGCTATTGTTTGAGTTGTTGTTACCTTTCTAGATGAGTCATATGTAAGACCAGTAAACTCAAAAGACATTCTAGGCAAACTAATCGCAGTTGCTTGACTTAGATTTGGTGCTTGCTCTAATCTTGCTAAAAATTTTTGTGTTGGGCCATAAGCTAAAGGAACTTTTACAGTTGATCCATCTTGCTTTATACTAATACCATTGAACAGTGTTCCAAAACTGATAATAGTTTTTCTTAAAATTTCGTTGTAAAAATACTCAAACATTGCTATAACCTCTTATATTATATTTATGGCATGCCAAATGGGTTGTTCTCTGAGAAGTCTAAAATAGCATCTGCTTGTAGTTCAAACTCATCATTGTCACCGTATCCAGCATCATCAAAGTTAGTGTAATCAATAATTCTAATTAGATGTGATGCACCTGAAGAAGATCCTGTGATTGTTTCTCCTTTTACGAATGTTCCTGTGATATTATATATCTCTAATTCATTTGTAGATGCATCCCATGTTCTGATTCTTGCTGTAGCTCCACTTGTTCCACCCGTAATTGATTCATTAAATTCATAGTTTCCTGAACCAGAACTACCTGGTGATGCGATAGAAATAGTAGGTGTTACCGTGTATCCTACACCAGCATTCCTGATATGTATAGCAGAGATTGTTCCAGCAGCACTAACAATTGCAGTTGCAGCAGCAGACACTGTTGATAATCCTGTGAATGTTATTGTTGGAGATGTTGTATATCCTGAACCACCTGAAGTAATTGTAACGATACCAACCACACCATTCTCTATCTTAGAAGTTGCAGCAACACCAGTTCCATCTCCAATTACCTGTATTGTGGGGTTAGATGTATATCCAAAGCCAGGATTTACTAGATCAATATGTTGAACAACAGATTTTTTACTATCACTAATATTACCTTCAACAGCGATTCCACTTAATAATTTAGATGTAGCAATACCAGTCAATCCTCCTGACGGTGCGGATGATATTGCAACTCTTGGTGCAAACGTATATCCTTTACCTCTATTTGATAGACTAATAAATTGAATACCACCATTAATAATACCAATTGATGCAGTTGCTTGAGATGCAGTTCCTACAAGAGTTAGTTTCTGTGTTCCACCTGAACCGATGAGAATCTCTTCTCCATCTGCTCCCTCAATACCACCTAATGTATCATCAATCTCCTCAACACCAGTATCAATGACCTCATCCTCATAACGGAAGAGTTCACAAGTTAACTTATAAACGTAGTTCTCTCTTAACTGATAAAATGGTTTTTCATGCTCTACATATTTGATTTCAAACAAACGATCACCTAGTGGAAAATAAATCAAATCCCCTTCTTTTGGTCTTGTAGAGAGTTTGATATTAGATTCATTTTTCATTAGAGGAGATATGTATGTCTCAAACCTTTCTTTTGATATGACTAACGTTACTTCATTAGTTGCTTGTATACCAAACTTTGACAATGTTGAAGGCATATCATCATAACCATCAAAGTTATCAATATATGCTTCTAATGGATATGCATCATCAAATTTTGATTGTGTTACTTCTCTTAATATTGTGCTTTCACTTATAAATTTTCTTGGCATATAGTGTATTTCTACACCGTACATTTTTAACTGCTCGTTAATCAAAGATTGAACGAGACTTTGTTCACCAGAGGAGCCTTGTTGAAAAAAAGGATTTAGTGCCATTATATCAACCTATGAAATCAAGAGGTGGAAGTTCGTAAGTGTTAGACATCTGCTCTCTGATGATTGTTAAATCATTCATCGCATCATCATAGATTTGTCTACCATTTAGTTCAACCCCACCAGGCAGTTTAACTCCTTGGAATTTAATTAAATTTTGACCCCACTGTTTTTTAAGAAGGGCAGTAAAATATCTCTTCAAAAATGAATCATTATATACTTTTGCGTAATCATTGGGATTCAAAGTTCTGAATACATCAAAAACAAGAAACTCATCTGCACTCACACTTGACCAATCAATATCTAGATATAATCTATTTTGTCTCTTATTAAATCTAATTTGTTTCTGTGTAGTCAATAAGAAATTAATATCCTCAAGGTATGTTTTTGTCATTGCATATGTCAACAGTTCAGTTGATCCATAAAAATAAACATCATTTAAGAACAACTGATACTTCAAACTGAACATACCACTTGACATTCTGTTTGATCCATCAAAATGAAATACCTTACTCACTCCTATAATATCATCTGGTAGTTGTAAGTAATTTGCAGTTTCTGTAAAACTAAATGTAGTTGTTCCACCATCAATCGTAGCAGTTGCAGTAGTTGTTGTGATTCCTATATTATCTGTTTCTCCATCTCTAGATCTACCTCTTGTTATATCATCTTCCGTTAATTTATATTTTAAAAATGATGGATACACACCATCAAAATGTCTCTCTTGAAAATACTGAATAGCATCATCTAGTAGATCTTCAACTTGCTCATCTGCAACGTTGATCTCTAATACTGGTGCACCTAATTGCCTTTTAGCATAGGTGATTAATTCTGATCTAGTGGATGGTTGGGCCATTTATACTATACCTCTATCCATATTTATAGTGCGGAGATTGACGATATGCCTGGTTGAACAAGAATGTTACCATCAACTAATCTGTAAAATGTATTTCCAGAACTAACAATAACATCATATACATATCGACCTTCCTCTATGAGTTTAGTCTGTGTTCCACCAAGTGATATGCGAATTTTACCATCAGCAGCACTTGTAAACCCAACAGCAAAAGTTGCTGCAGGAAAAGCAGTTGATCCTATAGAAACACTCTTGGTCATCTGAGATGATCCAGAATACCCCTCAAGATTAAATGCAGTATTTGATGTTCCTACAACTTCAAAGTTACCTTCAAAATTAGCACCACCAAGCATAGCAAAATTTGCTGCATAAGCAACTCCAGCTTCTGGATCGAAAGTAATTTTTTTAGTTGCCATTTACTAACTCCTTTAGTAAAGATTTAATCTCACTCAATTCACTTTTTAAATTAGCAAGATCTTCTTCAACGTTTAAAGATTTTTCTTTTTCACGTTTACGTTGTTCACGACGATTTATGTATTGTTGATATGCACTTGCATTAGTGTTAATTATTTGATCAGTATTTGGATCTCTAACTAAATCACTATTACCTTCAACTGGAATGAAATTTGACATTATGCTAAAGTAATCACTCTTAGATCAGAAACTCTAGGAACATAAGTTTGATTTGATGATGTTAAAACAAATTTTACTCTATAGTATTTGAATGGTGGAAGATCTTCCATGTTGAACTCATATTCTCTAAATGTCAATTCACTACTCTTAAATCCTGCTGCATCTGATTTAGGAATAAATCTATCAGGTAAACCATCACTTTCAGCAGAACTAATTACCTGACCTTGATCATTTAAATTCTTATAGCCAGGGAATGGTTCAAATATAGGATCAAAGTTTGGAGAAGCACTAATTGCATAATATGCTCTAATATCAGAGTATTCATTAATATGTGCATCAAGTAAAATTTTAATTGATGATGCAGAGTTTGCTAGAGTATTTTCTCTAGAAACATACTGACATGATGTTGGATCATCAAGTAAAGTATTAACTCTGGGATCTTGTTTATAATTTGTAATAGGAGCGTCAACTCTATTAGAAACTAAAACTGCACTCATTCTTTGTAAATCTACAACAGGAGATATGTTTGGATTAGATGTTTCTAAGGTAAGTGTCATGTTAAGTGATCTATCACCAGGTGCATTTTGAGTTACTGTATTACTGGTTTCATTAATTCTAGATGCAACCATTCTTGGCGAATTTAAATAGTTTGATTTATTCAAAGTAACAGTTTCACTTCCTTTATCTAAGAATGGAACGTCAATTCCTTGACCACCACCATCATTAAGACTTGCTGCAGATATAGATTTCATAGCAGCAGATATTGTAGTGCCAGGCACTGTCATGTTTGCGATATTTGGTGAAATAATCTGGAAAGGAATATTTTGTGTTGCATGAGCATCGTAACCACCAGCAGATTTAGTATCGTTAAAGAATAACTTGGGATTACTATTTGCACTTGAATTACTTGTTCTATCTGGAACAGTAAATGGTAATCCAGTTTGAGCAGCAGTTAGAGAACCAGTGCTAACTTTAACGGTATAACTATCAAAGGTTATTGGAGCAGGATCTGTGTCAGTGACTTCACTTAATAAATGAGTTCTGTTAATTCGTGCTAAAGATACACCACCTAGTTCATACTTACGAACAGGAGTTCCTTTAATATATCCTTTTGCATTGTTTCCTCTTGTTATACCTGTGATCGATCCACCAGAAGCACCTGTATATTTCATCACTTCATCACCTATTTGTAATAGGCCTGGGTTTGTTGCTCCTACAGAAACATTTTCATATGTGGTAAAGTTATCAGTGCTTTCAACAGATATTGTTGAAGTAGAACTAGAACCGTAAGGTAATGATAATTTGGTTGGAGGAACATCAGATTCAACATCAGAAACAGTTACTCTATTCTGCTCATGATGCATACCATGATTTCTATGATCAACTGTAAAGTGTAATCCATCACTTACAGATGTAATTTTTTCTAATGTAGTAATTCTAGCATTAGTTGAAGAAGCACCAACTGTTGTGTTCAATGATGTTGTTAAACCAGTAATAGGATGTGTATATGTTAATCTTCCATTCAAAGCAAAGTCTCCTTGAATATTATCTACTATCAATTCATCTGTTCTACCAATAGAAACAATTGATAATCTTGCGTTTCTACCAACATTATTATTTCCAATTGTCGCTATACCAAGAACATCACCTTGTTGAAATCCACTACCAGATGATCTAATAGTCGCTATGGCCACAACACCATCAGTGATTCTTACATCTGCTGTCATAAAATCACCACCAGCAGTTATATTAGTAAGACCAACCCCTACAAAATCAAATGTTCCAGATGCAGGTGTGTATCCTAAACCAGCATTGATGATACCCATATTACCTGTTCCAATACCAGCACTACCGACAAAATCACCAGAAGCATTTGATGCAGCACTATAATCAGTGTCTCCATCACTAAATGATAATTGATTAATTGTGTTACCTAATGTAAGAACAGTATCTCCTAATGATTGACCAATACCAAGTCTAACTTTCTTAGAATTAATATTAATTGAATTTGGCATTAATTTAGCAACTTGATTATTACCCTCAGATAAAATTGGATTATAAATTTCAAACGTTCCACTAGTTTCAAATACGGCCTTATTGATAACAAATTTTAAATCTTCCCATTGACTTGGTTCCCAAGTAGAAGCGTTCTGTGATTTAAACAGTGATCCTAGATATGGTTGTTGTGATATAAATTCATCAGTTAATAGATCCGACTCACCAATCCGTGATATGAATACTTTATACTTAGTTGACCATGATGCTAAACATATGGCATATTCTGTATTATCTCCTTCAAGATAAACAGGAGATTCAAATGTAAATCTAGTTGCTACAGTTCCATTTGTAGAAACATTAATTTGATCTGGTGCTTTAATTATTTCAGAGAATGGTAAAACTTTTTGTGTTGGAGTTCCTCCTTCCATTGTTCTGATTTGGAATGTCATAGGAATATCCATGTCATCCTTAGTCTGGAAGTAAATATCACAACTTGTAATAAAGATACCACCACTTTCAGTAACTTGGAAAGATTGTGCTAGTGGATCATACCAACGATCTTGTCTACTTTCATTCTCAGATGAGCTGATAGCTTCTGTTTTCATAACAGTAGATCCTGTTAGTTGTCTAACAGATCTTTCTTCTTTAGTGGGTTTAGTTTGAATAATTGCATTTCTTGTAGAAATAATATTTTCTTGAACTGTCTCTAAAGTTCCAGCAGCAGTGTAATTATCCTCACCAAACGTATCTGTATTTTCTTGGTCGTTAGTAGTATTATCAATTACAGTAAATGTTTTTGTTCCTGTTTCAAATCTTGGATGATTACCAGTGTTTGGATTTGGAATATAAAAACTACCAATCAAATTAGCACCAAGATCAGAAATTAATCTTCTATTTGATACAACTGCTGTTGCACCACTTGTCGCACCTCTAAGTTCCATCCCAGCATTAATATATCCATAGAAATCTCCTTGAGCTTGATCACTCATTGATTTAGTATCAACATTTAATATTGTTGATGTGGCAGAATATGTTGCTGGCATATTAGTTGCACCACCACTAGCAGATGCAAGTTGAACAGTGCCTGGTGTTCCTAAGAATGTCTCTAGACCAGTTGCACCAACTTGAGATATATAAGGATTTTTTTGGAAAACTTCTGTGGGAGCATTATATGGGCCTGCTCTATGATTGGATTGTGCTACTCTAAACCTAATGGCAGGAACATCAGTTCCTTCTGCAACAACACCAGATCCTGGCATTTTTCCAATAACAGTTTCACCAACTTGGAAAGTTCCAGATTGCATTGTAATTTCTGTTAACTTAGGAGTGCAATATTGAGTGACTGCAATACCATCAAAGAATCCATATAACTGTGTAAGTGGTTTACACTTAGTAACTCTGAACTCTACGTTTCTTGAACGCATTGTCATAATTACATCACGACTTACAACTTTATCTCCTAAAGATTCATTATCGAACTGTTCAGTTACAACCTTTCTAGTTCCATTTCTAGTTTGATGATCGATTCTGAATGTATCACGAATAGTGTCTTCAAGAGTTGTTGTAGTTGTTGTAGTAACGTCTTGTGAGTGGTTAACACCAGATCCACCATTAATCCACCCTGCTTTAATAATTTCTTCTTCAGTAGTGGTGCTTGATTCAGTTCTTCTTACTTTACGTTCTGAAAAGTCTTGACCACTCCAGTTTGTTTCCCAAGAATTCCATTGTATAGGAGCCATTCCAGTCTGAGGATCAAGACCAAACTGCTGCATCGCTTGTGCCATAACTCCCGCGAAGTTACCTTCCTGTTGAATTATTTTTGCATCGAGTCTCGCAGTATCTGTCCATGTATCTGTTGATGGTGCTAGTTTAACAGTTGCTTGCCAAAAACTAACCAAGAAAGGTGTAACACTTTCTGTTCTTGTTGCAAACTGTTGACTTAACCATTCAGTCTCAGTATAATCAAGAGTAACAATATCCTCAGTTTTCCTTATATTTGTTCCTTCAGCAGCAAGGAAAGCACGATCAGTTCCAGCATCTACACCTTCAACAGGGCCTGGCATAAGGTCTATAGATGTGCAATAGTGTTGTGGTCTCAACTCATTGCGAGAAGGATCTAAACTACATTTGATCTTGAAACCATTAGTTTCTTGTGGTTTAAGACTTGTAAAATTATCAACAAAGAAACCAGATTTAAATTTATTCAACCCATCAGCATCAGCAACAAACAAGTTTGATGTCTGTGTTTCAAGCATTGATAATGATGTATAATATTCAAGATTCTTGATTCTTTCTTCAAGTTCTTTAATATCCTGCATTCTATATCTCTTATATTTTAAGAAATCAATACTTGCTTGTTTAGGTGAGAATAAGTATGGAGGTAAAACAATACTTGCTATTTCTATAGCATCATCAACTCCAGTTGGTCTTTCTCTTTTTTCTGAAGGATCACCATATTTGATTTGGAATCTACCAGTTTTATCTAAGAAAATTCTATCAAGTCTACCAACAAAATGTGAAAAATCAACAGTAATAGTTTCATCTGATGCTAGTATATTAGCAGCAGAACTTCCAGATGATGTAAATACTCTACCTTTAAATTCAAAAGGAGATCTGACATTTTCAGCAACAGTATAAGTAGAAACTTTTGGTCTTATGTCAATAGTATCAGTTACATACTCACCATTAATCATGGGAATTTCTTTGCTGTAATTAAAACTATCGTAAGAGTTTTTAAGTGTTATATCACCTTGATCAGTAGTTTCATAGAAACCATTTTTAAAATATATTTTTAATTGTTTCTTAGGTGCTTTTGCATTTGACCTTCTAGTGATAAAACCATAATCATAGAAAGTGCTTCTTTGACCATTAGTAAATGTATAATTTGCTGATATATTTCGACTAGGATTATCTAAAGTTGTAATTAAACCTTGAACAGTTGTTTCTTTAAATATTACAACTTCACCCTCTTCAAATGCAGTTTCATTAAGAGTGATGTATGTAATTTGAGAATCTGTCAAAGACTCAGCAACAATAGCGACAGCACCACTAGTTTGACCTGTAAATTGCTCTCCAATAACTAAATCAGTTGTTTTTCCAGATGGACCATTTAAAGATGTTAGAGTCATCTTTGGTGCTGAAGCTTCTGATGTATCTGTAGATTCAAAAACACCATGAATACCAATAATATCTGCCTCATTCAATGATATTCTTTCATCTTGAACTCTAGTTCCAATCGGGAAGTTTCCAAAAGTTAATCCATCATTTAAAGTTGTTGCACCAATACCAGATCCAGATTCTTTTGAATAATTAACGACAGTGGCATTTACACGATTTAATCTTTTTATTTTTGCAGATGGTTTAGATTTTGTGAGAGTTGCTATCAATGTGCATCCAGTTGTTGCTGCTCCTAAACCCTCTATTTGTAATACTGTATTACCTGTAGTAAAGGTGAACATGTCATCTCTTAATGCAACAGTTGTTCCATCAGATCTCATAAAGACATATCTCTCCTCATCAAATGGTAAAAAAGACTCGTTTGTTCCCGCAGCGAGTGCAGAGGTAAGTTGACCCAATCCTGTATTTGGATTAAGTGCTACATCAACAGTAAATTCTTTTCTAATTGTTAATGATGAGTTTGTAAGATCAACATCTGAAATAAATGCTTTTGGCATTAATGCATATAATTTACTTTCAGTGGATCTTTCTAAAGGTGATGTTTGAAGTTTTAAACTAGAAACTTGTGTAGAAGATGTTGGAATAGCACCACTTGCAACACCAGTGACTGTGCTGACACCAGTAACTTTAACATCGTTTGTATTAACTTCTGTTATTCTTGCAAATGATGGAACGTTATTACCTAATCCACCAAATGATAATATATTACCAACTTTTAATGAACCAGGAAATAATGAACTCTCACTGGTAACTGTACATATACCTGTCGCATCATCTATTTCAGTAAATTGAGCATTACCAAAATCAATAACTGGTCTTTGTATTACATCTCCATTAAATGTTTTTGCTGCACCAACAACACCAGGCCCAATAGATGCTGAAGGGCCACCATATATCGATTTTACATCTTGCATACCAAAAGATGTTATAGCGGTTGCAACACGATTATTTGATACTCCATTTATTTCAAATGGTTCATTAGTTACAAACTCCCCACTTTTTTCATAAATTTGTAAAGATGTGCTATTAGAAACTGCAGAAACTAAGAATCCTGTAGCACCACTATACTTTCCTTTTATTTGAGTTGGTATTGAAAGTGTAACTGGTTCATTTAAAGTTACCTTAGAATATAACTGAATATCATAAAGTGATGTATCCCACTCATTAACAGAAGAGTTAGAAGCAGTATAAGATCCAGACTCTAAAGCAAAATCATAAACTCTAGCGACACCAATCTCTTCACCACCCACACTTATTTGATTGCTACCTTGTCTTTGATCTCTTAAACTAACGATAAATGTATTTCCAATTCCAATTTGAGGTGCACCGTATACGTTATTAAGTCTGACAGAATTTCCTGTTTTATATGCAACACCCTGATTTTCCAATCTTTTTGAAGTTCTTGGTTTAGGTGCGTCAATATATGTTGAACTAATTGTCTCAACCTCATATCCCTTAACAAATGCTTTACCTGGTGAGACCTGATATAACGCAAGGTCATCTGATGCTACAGTGCCACCTTGCGTAAATTGACCCTCTTGATATATTCCTCCGTTTTTAACTCCATCATTTAAAGAATCTTTCATAGAAACATCAAAACTCTTAACCATATAGTCACCAGACTCTGCGAATGTTCTACGAGCTAATTCATCTCTAATAAAACTATAGTTAGTATTCTTAACTTGAGATCTTAAAACACCATTATCAATAACTGCCAATTCAATAAAATTAGAGTCATTAAAATCATCTAGTGGTTTAGCAAATAAACTACATGATATTTTTAAACGATCTGCACCAGGTGCAGCATAGTTGTTAAATCCTTTTGAGTTGTCTGCTAATGTTTCATCCTCATCAGCATTGATTATATCTTCCTCTATTCTTAAACCAATTCTAGCACTAGGAGTGTTTCCATACTGAGATAAAAGAATCGTTTCATCTTGAACAGTAACAAAATTACCTCTGATAAAATAAACACCATTAGATATGGAAAAAGATGCAGCTGTAGATGTTGCATTGTTAGCGATGCATGATGCAAATGTCTCTCCTGAAGGTATAAAAGCATTATTTTGAGGGCCTGAAACAATATCACTATCTGCTATTAATAATTCCCCATCAGCAAAAACCTTAATACTATTATCCTCTACACCAGATGACATGTATGAAATATAGAGTGTTAAGTTACCATTCTCACTATTCTCAGACATGAGAACCTGTTTAATTATTGCTGTTACACCAGTTGTTGCACCAATTATTTTCCTATCAATTAACTGATCAATATAAAATTCTACAGGAACTCCTAAATGACTATTATTTAATTCTACAGCAAAATACTCAGAAGAATACGCAGTGTTACCTGGTATTACTTTTGCACCTTCTTTGAAAAAATGTTGACCAAATTTTTCAATTTGATTTTGTAATATAGATTGAAGACCTGTTAATTCTCTTGCTTGTACAGGATAACCAGGCTTGAAAAGAACCTTATGATAATTATCATTCGGATCAAAATCGTCAAAATATGGTGAAACGTTAAGGTTGGTTTGCTGAGCCATAGTTAATTAGAACTGTAATATTATTTTGACATCTTCTTTTTGATTGGAAGATCGTGTAATTGATGGTCTGTGATCAACATAAATCATATTTCCAGAATATTTGTCAATTTCTGGATTAGAAACTCCCTTAGTAAATGTTTGACCAAGGTAGTAGGTTCTATTATTTATCGAGGTAGAAAGACCTGTAAATGTAGTGCTAATTGATAAATTAGAACTACCACCAACAATTGTTACATTACCACCAGAACTTGGATCAGCAGTAAATCTTGTTGTGTTATAACCATAAATCGCTGCAGTCGCTGTTTGTGCAGTTGAAACGGAACCAGTCGCAGTCACAAAACCAGCGATAGTTCTATCTTGCCAATACTTTAAAACACCTGTTGTTTGATCATATGCAATAACTTTTCCATAGGCAGTAACACCTGTTCCAACAGTTTGAGATATCAAACTATCTGCAGTAAATGTAACAGAACTATATCCAGTTCCTGACAATCTTAATCCATAAGCAGCACTTGCTTTATCTAATGTAAGTAACTGGTCAGAACCGAATGATTTAGGATTTTCTATAATACCTATTCTAGCAATCTGGTTTCCTGTTATAAAGTCTGGGTTTTCAGCATCATTTTCAATTCTTGCATAAAGTAAAGCATTAGTTGCACCCAACTCTCTATAGATATCTGAACCATGACCACCAGGTGGTGGAATGATAACATCAAGAGTTGGTGGAGATGTAGGTGTTGGAACTGATCCAGCAGCTAAATCAACGTTACCGTAAGTATATCCGAATCCTTCATTAGATATCGTGACACTCTCTATTTGAGCGTCATTGTTAACAACAACTGTGCACTCTGCGTTAAATCCATCACCTTTAATTGGAACTCTAGTATAAGTTTGGTTAGCAGTTCCTATACCAGTTCCTCTATTCTTAACTACAACAATTTTAATTCCACCATCCACAGCATTATTTTTTATAGATGCATCTGCAGCATTATCTCCCCAATTTAAAGGAACTGGCATAAAATCAGTTGAATCAAATTTAACTAAGTCTGCTGGTTTGATGCTATACAAATACTTCCAAATATATCCGTCACCAGATGTACCTGCACTTCTTGGTTCTAAATCGGTAAATGTTGGCTCGTCTAGAGATGGTTTACCATCAGGTGTTTCTGGTGTTGTTCCATTCTGTAAGCAAATATAAACCCTAAAGTCACTATTAACAACAAAGAAGTTTGCAGTATATAATGATGTTCCACCAGAGTTTGGTGGTGCATTAGAGATACTGTAGTCATGTCTATAATAATCATATGTTGTTCCAGAACTCCAGTTTAACTTTGGAACAATTTGTTTTACATCAGCAGAGGTTATTCTCTTAACAGCAAGCATAGTATCATAATAATCATTCATATTATTGAAACTATCAATAGGTGCTGGAGGAGCAGAATCCCATGTTGATACAATACTTGTGGGATTTGGTAAACCAACAAAAGCATAGTAAGAGTTAGTCGAAGTGGATACACCAGCAACGAAATTCTTTGCATTTAATATTCTTATTTGATCCGTTATGATTGCCGACATGAACTTGTGTTACACTTTTTTTATTTATTTAGACGACATAATTCTCAGATTTAAGAGCCGCCTTTCTCTTAACCTGTGGGCCAGTCTTGATACCAGTGATACCATTAGTGGTGTTTATGGTGTAGGCCTGTGCTATTTGTCTATCTGTTAGTTGTAATCGACCCCAACTATAGTCACCTATGAATGATGTTGATAGACCTTGATTTAATGTAGAATAACCAACAGTGTTCTCTAATCCGTTCCAATCTAAAACTCTACAGAATACTCTTGTTAATGATTCTGCTTGATCAGAACCAAATCCAACAGTTGTAACTCCAACGTGATGAGACACCTCAAAGATATTATCTAATGCAGTTGTTCCAACACCAACATAACGACCAGCTCTATCTAGTGAAGTAACTCCAGAACCAATATTAGAACCACTAACTGTAAAGAAGAATCCAGTTGTCAATCCACTGACTGAAATTGGATCAGGGCTAGTTACATTCTCATCTCTTAATGGAGAACTTTTTGGAATATACAAGTCAAATACAACAGCAGTTCCAATACCAATTCCTACACCATTTGCTCTAGAGATATTTGAGCATATACCAACTCCAGTAACAATACCAAAGTCTCCTTGATATAAATCAATGGTATTTTCTTCCCTAACATATGTAGGTGGAGAAATTAGAACAACAGGAGGTTTAGCAGATGTATAACCTATTCCAGAATTAACTCCTACCGTAATTGCATTTACAACTCCGTTACTTATTGTAGCAGTCGCTATTGCTATGGTTGTACTTCCAATACCAGCAAACCCAGTATTACCGACACTTACAGGTTGTTGTATTTTAACTGTAGGTGCAGCAGTATAACCCTCTCCACCATCAGATATTTCAATACTTGAGATTGTTCCAGCGATAGAGACGACAGCCGTTGCAGCAGCACCTGCAAGGAATTCATACTCATGACTTGCGTTAACAATCTGAATATCCTTTTGGAAATCTCTGTTTACTGGGTTTTCATTTTCTGGATTAAAGAATGGTTTACAGTTATCAATGAATATAGATGTTGAACCAACACCAACAGATTGTATTAGATACGCTGTTGGGAATAAGTTAGGTTCATATAATGGTCTGTCTTTACGAACTATTCTTCCATCAATATACTTATCTTCAAGTTGTCTATACCATTTAACAGGCCTCGTCTCTGTTTCAGAATCACCTAAACCTCTTCCATAGTATTGGTTAGTATCAACTTGACTTGATGATACAATCTCAGACACAGTTCTTGGAAATTCTACGAACGTTCTTGTATTGTAAGCGGGATCAAATCCTATTTGTAAGTCATCACCAACTTTAACAGTTTCTACAATGTCTCTATCCTTCACATCCTCACCACCAGTTCCTCTATAGAAGAACATTCTCATAACATCACCAGAGTTTGGTGCTTCGGTCATTGTTATTGATCCACCACCATCAAATATATAACCCTCACCAGGAACTTGTAAAACATCATTTATAGTAAGAATGATGGTATCCCTTACAACAATATTTGATCCAGTTCTTGCCTGTATAGCAAATGCTTCACCAGCAACTGTAAGTGGGAATACCTTTCTAGTTCCATCAAATAAATTTGAGAAATCATCAATCGCTTGAAGTTCTCCCATACTCCACATATTAAATTCATCATGATGAACTCTATCTAAAGTTAACTTAAATGGTTTAAGTAAATGTGCATCTATTGGAACTGCATATGATTCACCAGGTGCACTAGCAAATGTAGGAACTGTTAAAACTTGAGCATTCTTATATCCAAATCCAGTATTCGTTATCTCAAAGTCAATAACACGACCACCTGTGGTTGCTACACCAACTGTGATGTTTGCTCTTGCTTGTGATCCACCAACACCTGGTGTTGAATCATTATCATACCAAAGAGGGATATCTTGATATGGTAATGGTGCATCAATTATTGCAGTAAATGTTGATTGGCCAGTTCCAACAGATGATGGGTTTTGAGTTCCAATACCTGGTATTGGATTAGTATTTGTAACAGCGATACTTACAACACGACCATTTGTAACTGCTGCAGTTCCAATATTTTGAATAGTTGGAGTTCCTCCAGAGGTTGTTACTGCAATAGCAACATTAACAACAGTCGCAATTCCAACACCACCAATCGAAGTGACTGATCCCAGACCAGCATAGCCTGGAGATACTCTGTAACCAGAACCGCTATTACCAATACTGACTGCAGTGGCAACACCAATGTTATTGAAATGTATTGTAGCACCAGCAGACACTAATGGTTGATATCCTAATCCCTCACTTGATGCTACAGAAACTATAATACCACCAACTGGAACTGAAGCATTATTAACATCATTAGCAATAGACGATGCAGTTCCTGTGAATGTTATCGATGTGATTCCAGAAACTTCAGATAATGCATAGTCATTCAAAGCACCAGCACCCTGTAATATTCCATTTACCATTACAATGCCAAGGTTTGTTGCAATACCAGTTACATTTGACTTATTAACTTTGAGAGTAAATTCTTTGGTTTGACCATCAAACTGTTGAGATATATCATCAATGTTATAATTTGCAGCATATGCTTTTGTAGATCCACCCTTAATACCAGATCTATTAAATATTCTTCCACTGAAACTTGATGTAGTTGTAATACCAACAAAATCTCTTTCATTTGGTGGTGATGTTGATACACCTATTTTTGGTCTGTTACCAATAGGTGCAGCAGCAAAATTAAGTGTGCTATCTACAATATTATAATTACCAGACATTTTCTCAACAATATCATGATTCGAGTGTGCGATAAGATCTGTTCCCATCCAATTTCGATGAACTCTAATTGCACTAGTAATACCAGCATTATTAACTGCTATTATCTTCATCATCTCATGAGTAGTGGCAGAGCCAACTCTAATAACATCTCCACTAAAGAATGACGTTATTCCAGAAGTAAACATAATAGTTTCACTTCTGGGGAAGTCTGCACCCAGTGATGTGGTAACTCCAGTTCCCACAATAGGGCTCTGAATTATGTTGTCAATTGATATTAATGCTCTTGTATTTTGATTTTTACTTATAAAACTATGAGATGTTCCAACACCAACCGAGGAAAGTTCTAGTGGAACTGTAATTGACTTAAGTGCATTTTCTGCTGTTGATGCTAATTTAACCACACTATCACTAACCTTAATGATAAAGACAGATGAAGGAACATAAGTTACGTTTGCAGGAGAAGTTGATGGTGTATCTGCAATTCCTATAGAATCACCTGTGCTTCCAATACCTGTGGTTGTGCATCCAACTATTGGTTGTGCAATAGCATACTCGACTTCTTCACCACTTACAAAGAAGTGATTAGGAATAGTAATTTGATTGTTTGTGAGATCAACTATATCACTATCAGATCCATCAAAATCAACTTTAAATATTTCATTGTCATTTACATCTAATATTGGGAATTTAGTTCTAGCACCAAAGAAAGTTCCTTCATATACATCAAATTTAGTTTGAATGGTCGCTGCATTTAAATCAACACTTGTTGGAGCACTAGAAGTTTCAGTTACTTTAAGAGCATGTATAACTGTTTTAACTTCAACTGGTATATTTGCATTTGGAACAAACTTTATTTCAGTATCACAATCACCGTGGCCACCTTTTTCACCAGATATAGTTCCAATACCAGTTGTTGCACCAGCACCAGTTACAATATTTCCATACTCCGTCATGAATACACGATTATCATCATCAACCATCATCAATTCAGCAAACTCATATGTATCGTTTAAAGTATCTTTGATTTGAACAATAGCATACGCACCATCAAACTCTTGAGTATAACTACCAACACCCACAGGCTCTGGTGCAGCACTTGCTGGAATTGTTGTAGATTTTGCTATCAATGAAGCATTCTTTAACGGTAAAGTTCCCACACCAGTAAATGATTCTGATGATATTCCTATAGTAACAGTATTAACAAATGCCGTTACAATACCAGCGTTTGGTGTAAATCCTATCTGAACTGCAGCAGTCGTTCCAAGACCGACTATATGTGGTCTGAATGTTCCTAATGGTTCTGCAGCGAGATTATCTCTTCTATTATGAATTGTTAACTGACCATACTGTTCAAACGCTACAGTAGATCCTAAACCTACAGCACTTTGATGCATTACTAGACTTAGCTCATTATATTCTACAGTTCCTTCACTTGTTGCAATCGAAACAATAACTTTAGCAGATCTTGGATTAAATAATTGATATTGAGCAGTATCGGAAGCACTATAATTGATAGATCCTGAAGTAAGTGCAATTCCTGTTGTAGATGCTGTTCCTACAGTCGCTATGATAAACTCACCACCACCATGAGCAGATCCACCTAATGTTGTGGCAGCACCAATATGAACAAGTGCTCCAACTGGATTTGATGATGCTCCTATAGCAGTTGAAGTACCTACAGTTAGAGAAGTTGATAAACCAAGTTCATTAAGGTTGTATGAAAGTGTTGATACATTATAATTGTTAAATTCACTCTTGGTTGGGAAGAATCTAAGAACTGCCTCACTACCATCAACAGTAGAATCCATTGAACCAAGATCTTTTACAGTATCTACTTGACCATACTGATTAATCATTGATTGGCCACTAAGAGGATCAAATAAAGCATTGACCATCATTAATTGCCTTTCACCCTCAAATAATCTATCTTTTACATATACAATAAATCTATTTTCTTTATTTCCTGAAATGTCATATCTACCTATTTCAGAAAAAGGTGTATTTCTTGGTTGATCTTGGAAATCTTGACTAATATTCTTAATCTTAATAACTCTATTACCAACAGACTCAGCATAATCAATTAGAATACGATTCTGGAAGTTAATCTGATCAGAAAGATTACCAGCAGCAGGAGCTCTTGATTTTAAATTTTCTGTAACTAGATCAAAATTGTCAACTTCATGTAAACTCTCAAATCCTTGTATATCAATAACTTGAGTTACTGTTCCAGCAATACCCACTACCATCGATGCCTTTTGAGCAACTGGTAAATTTGATTCTACTTGAAGATTACTAAATTTTTGGAAACCTGCAGTATGGTTTAAGGTATTGACAACATCTTTCCATTTATCAAAGAAAACTCTAGATTTAATCGCATACGCAAATCTTTGATAATATTCATTCTCATGAGTTACCTGTAGAACATTACTTAAGAATCCAGTTTCATATTCCCAACCATTATTGACCATTGAGAAATAATCTAAAGCAAAATTGGTATCAAACGTAAGAACTATCTCAGATACAGTTCCTTTTGCACCTGTTTCTGCAGATTCAATTAATTTACCAACCTCAAAGTCACTGGCTGCTTCAACAGTCAACCACTGACTTTCTTCATCATAATCAAAAGCAAGACCAGATACGGGGCCAACACTTGTTTCTGACGTTAGAGTTTCATTAGCATTAAATGTGTTAGGTTGTAATTCAACGGAGAATTGTGGAAAATCTCTTTCTTTTACTAATATGGCAGATGATAATGTGGCATTGAAATTACCAGGTACTTCACCAGATGGAAGATTTCCACCTAAACTATAAGTTACAATACCAACGTTACCTAAGTTTTGGTGAACTTGCGTTACCTCAAATGTGCGGAACTGATATGCCTCTGAGTTATATCCAAATCCTGTAGATCCAACACCAACACTAGAATTTTCAACAAATAAATTATCTCCAACTTCTATTGGAAATTCATTAGCAAAACTGTATGCAACTTTTAACGTTGCTGCAACAGTATCTGTAGATGAATCATAAACAAGATTTGTTACTCTAATTCCATTAGGATTATTAACAGGAACTATGATAGGAGTTATATTTGTTAAACCAAAAGTGTTTTCAATAATATCAACATATCCCTCTCTATCTGGAGTTGAAAGATTATATCTTAAATCTGCATCAGGATCTTTTGCTCTACTAACACCATCAAGAACAACAAGTGAAGGTGGTTGATTATATCCTTGACCATACGATGTAATACCAACAGCCTTAAGGCCAGATAGTGCTTCAATTTTAATAATTTGAGGTAATTTGGATTGTGGTCTTAATGTAAAGTCTGATGGATAATCAAAACCAATATTATTAATTTTTGCAGTTTTAGGTATACCTATTGATCTACTAGATGCCTCCAGAATAGCACCTGTACCCGTGTCAGAGGTCACAGTAGACACACCAGGTAATCTAGTATATCCTTTTCCTTTTTCAGCGATTGCAATTGCTGCTATTGGGCCATATGCAGTCTTAGATGTAGTATCATAAATGACCTCAGTTGTTGAAGAACTTGTATATGATGGTTCTTCTGGATATTTGTCTAAATCATATGTGAATGTATTGTCAGAATTTGCAAGGATATTAAATTGACCAGCATAACGACTATCTCTAAAACTTATGGAATTATTACCAATAATTTCCTTGTCTAAAACAAGTTCTTTGTTTATGTCGAGATTATCTGTGGAAGTATTAGCAACTAGATTATAATAAAGTATTTTGGGGGTATTATTGTTATATGTTAATACCAATTTACCATCAATACCAACTGTTCCAGATCTAGTTACATTAAATGTTGACGATTTTTCATTTGAGGTATATTCATGTATAAAGTTATAATCCGTATAAAGTTCTAAATCAAACGCGGGTAAAGTATCAGCAACTTTAGTATATGATAAAGATGAGTCTGATAGATCAAAAGTTATTGTTCCATTTTTGTAAAACTCCAAAGGTGGATTTACTAAATTAAGAACTCCACTATTTCCACTGTTAGCGGTTAAAATTCCAACAAATTTAGGTCTTCTTTGTTGTGTTTGGAATCTACTACCACACAACTTAATTTTATCTTTGTTAATAACATATACAAAATATTCTTCATCATTTACTAAACCACCTATTGGGCTAGATGATGTATGAATGACTCTTTGGCCAGTTACCATCTCATGATTAACAATTTCAATAGTATCAGGTATACCTGTTAATGCAGTTGATGTATTAATACCAGATGCAGTGAAATCTAATGTTCTTGCTATTAATTTTCTGTTCGCTTTATTATATTTGATAGGAACAGTTGTAACAATTCCAGCATTAACAGTCAAGAATACTCTATCATTATGACCCAATCCATGACTACTTGCCGTAGATACAGTTACTAAATTTTTCTCTATGGATCCTTTGGTAGTTTCATCATAAGCAATCTTTAAACTGTGATATACACCAGTTCCAATACCTGTAAAATATAATAAACTTTGTTTTTTTGTAGTAGCAGCAGCACCTACAAATATATCCTCTGGATCTACACCATCACCTGGTGTTCCTAAACCAATTTTAACTGTTGACAATCCAATTAAATCATCACTTAATTTTGCTACAAACAATGGTGTTGCTTCAGGTAAAGTTACGGAAGCAACTAGTAAATCAGCATTAGCACGATTTGTTGCAACACCTATAGAATTACCAGTATTTCTTTGGTATGTGACCTTATCACCAGTTTTAAATTTATGGTTTGGTAAACGTATAGATCTAGATGGTATGAATAATTGAGACATACCAGAACCAGGATTTTGAATACTTACTGTTGTTCCAATGCCAGGCCCAGCAGTGGTTCCTACACCAACTGACTCTACTGGATTAAAGTAATATTCTAAATCAATTTCATTATCAAATGTAGTGTTAAAACCAACATCTATCTTAAACTTTCTAGGATCTTCTTCCACTGCTGTTGTTGCAGTATGTGATGCACCTGTTACACCATCATCAAGACTATTTTGATTTCTTAATACTCGCAATCTAGATGAGGCAGCATCAATATTAAGTATCTTAACTTCCTCTTGTCTTGTTCCAATACCAACTTTCAATATATCATTTTCTCTTATTGCAAGATTGTTAAGATTATCATTAGGAGATGGTAACTTACCAAGAACATTAAAGAAAGTAACTAATCCTGTTGCAGCTACTGATCCTATACCTTGTGATATAATTAACTTAGTTGAAGATATTCCAATATTATAAGTTTTACCCCCAATAAAAGAACTAGTGGTTGTCAATCCAGAAACATAAACTTTATCACCATTTTGCAATCCTATTGGTGTGGTATGAACACCAACAAATCTACCTCTCTCATCTGCTGGATAAAATTCTATATTATTTAATTTTGTGTTAGTGATTGAAATAGTTCCAATTCCAGGCCCCCTTACTTTTGATACCTTTGCAACTGTTTCAAAATTATCAGCAACTTCTTCTTCAAATACAATTTTATCATTTACTTGATATAAAGAACCACCAGTTACAATACCAACTTTATCTACAGCACCTTCAGAGGCAAATGTAACTTCACCTTCTTGAGTTACATATTTGTATGATTGACTCACATAATCATAGGCACTATCATCTTGAAGTAATTCATATGGTTCTGTGTTTCTTACCCATGTGGTCTTATTAAGATTAATTTCATCTTGATTACTCTTTGATAAAAAGTTAAACTCATTTGGTTGAGCTCCAAAGTTTTCACCCAATAGATATGGGAATTTTGGTTTTTTGAAATTATTAAATGGATCACTCGAATCTGATGTTACAGTAGATTCAAGAGTGGAGAAATACGCATATATTCCATTTGGATACTCTGGAGTTATACCATATCTTCCATTATTTTCATCTAGGTAACTCTCATCAGTGTTACTATTCCAAGTGAAATCTTCGATGAAAAATTCCTGTGGGAAAACATCTGTAGGAGGTCTATTAGTTTTTAGATCAACAGAATATCCAGAATTTAATTGAGTAACAGATCCACCAGTGCTTTTTTCATATCCATATGGGCCGTATATTGGAAGACCATCATATGCCCAACCAATAATAGGTGAGTGTTGTGTTTTATTTTCTTCCACACCACTTGATAGAGTTAAATCTCTACTTCCATATAAGGGAGTTCCTGCAGAGTTATTTTGATATACAATTTTTCTTAATCCTCTTGGTGCGTATGCATGAGAACACTGCAACTCACGACTAATTTGAGTTGGTTTTTCTATGAATACATCAGAGTCATCTATATTTGTAAAGTTCTTTCTAACTTCATTTACTTGCCATGTTTTGAGATTTGATTGGAATATTGCAAATTCACCAGCAGACTCAACGTTAAGTGAAGTGGTTGAAGCACCATATCCAACACCACTCTTTATAATCTTAACAGATCTTATTTGGCCTCCAATAATCTCTGGAACTAATTCTGCTCCAGTTCCAATACCCGTAACTGAAATGCTAGGAGGAGTATTATATGATTGACCTCTATTCTGAATCGCAACGTCAATTATTTTACCACCAGACACAACTGGTAATAATTCACCACTTACACCACTGTATAAGTCAATTCTTGGTTGCCTGTTAAAGTTAAGTATTTCAGATGCACCGTAACCAACACCACCATGAGTTAAGTGAACTGAAGTAACTTCACCTCTAAACAATGGTTGAGGAATACATTGGAAATTTTTTCCCTCTATTGAACTTATACCAACAATACCTTCAACTTTTACAACGATTGGATCATAATTAAAGTTGTGAGTTCCAACTCCAATAGATCTTAGGTTTTCATATTGTTTTGTTCTAAAGTAAAAATCTTTTGCTGTTGTTCCTACACCCACATTTGATAATTTAAAAGTATTTTCGTCTACAACATACACATAATATTTTTTATCGCTTGAGAGACCCTCTATAGATGTTCCGTTTGCATCAGCAGTATAAGTTACAATCTCACCTGTCTTATAATCATGATTATTGATTGTTATTCTATCAAGTGCAGTATTGATACCAGTTGGTTCACATGTTTTAAGTTTATTCTCGTATCCTTCACCAGATTCTAATACATTTATACTACCAACCTGAGATTTTCCATTCAATGATCTAAATTGATGGTTTCCTTCACCTACAGCAGTGAATCCTATTGTATTAACACCAGCAACTGCTTCATCTAAGTTTCTATGAAGTCTAATTGTTTTTTCTGGATACCAATTTGTTCCTGCATATCCCACCCACGTTGCTATAGTTGTTAGACCAGCAACATTCTCAGTATTAACGTAATATATCGCTCCTGTGCTTAAACCAGATAATGCTTTTCCACCAAAAGTATCGTATACAACTCTTTCATAATTTCTAAACTTATGATATGTCAAAAACCCAACGTTAAAGTCATCAGACCCAGTTACTACAATAGTTTGAGATCCAGAACCAGAGTTAAATACCACTTGATGTGGAACAGTAACCATTTTACACTCGGCAACAGCACCAGTTCCATTTCCACCACTTATTGATACTTTTGGAACATCAACATAGTCAAAGCCTGGTTCTTCAACTCTTATCTCCTGTAAACTACCTCTAGTTGCGACATATCCAGTAGCCCCTGCTCCTACACCGTCATTAATTGCCAATTGGGGTGGATTCATAACATCATACTTTCTCCCACCACCAGTAACGTCTATAGACTTAATATCACCATAATAACAAAGGTCTTGAGATTTATAACTTAATACTTCAACACCGTTAATTAAAACACCATTATATCCGATTCTTGTTTTATATTTTTTACCATCATAAACTGGTATGTCGATTTCTCTAAACAATTTTTGTGGTAAAATTTTCTTATTATTAAATTCATACTTCTCAAAAGTGTTATTTGTGATTTCAACAGTAACAGTTGACTCGGATACTTTTTGATAATTACCATCATATAGATTTGAACGAGATTTTGCTAATCTAATGTCATTTAAATTTACTCTTTCTACAAAATATAATCCTTCACTGAAAAGAAAACTAGAAACTGTTCCATCATCATCTTTTTGAGGTGTATAATAGATTGCATCACCACTAAAGAAATTATGATCATTAGATCCAGTCGTGATTCCGATAATTGTTTGGCCACCAAGAAAAGTTCCAGATAAATTAATTTTCTGAGTGCTTGGATTTAATTTATGATTAGATCCATATGTTGGTATGGAGTTAGACGCAACTAGATTTTTAATTTTGGATAATGTATGTGCATACCCAACTTCATCCATGTATATGTTTTGAATATTTGCAGTATAGTCATTTAAATGCTGTTGATTGTCATTGACACCACTTCCATCTGAGTTTCCTTTTGCAAGAGTCTTTGTTATCGCAGCGACTGCCGAAAGATCACTTATTGCAGCACCTTGCATTCTAATTTTAACATTACTCAAAACGTCAGTAACAGTATAGCTACCAGTTAAAGTAGCATTTGCAGTTTGAACTGTGATTACATCATTTAATCTTATTCTATGAAAATCCTTAGTAACGACTTCATAGGTAGGGCCTGAAGCATCTTGCAATTCAATAGTATCAATATTATACTTTGGTTGAACATTAAATATCCAGTTATTAGATTTAAAATCAGTTATATGTGCAATCTTACCAAGTGACTTTAATTTTATTTTTGCACCAAGTCTCTGATAGTAAGTATTAGGTAATTCTATATC